GACGATACGCCCGAGGACGAAGAGTAACATGCTCAGCAATAAAAGTTGGGACATCCAACGCAGGAACCGTCCCTGAGGGTAACGGTAACGGATGATTAGTAAACACATCGTCAAGTATGAAATTACGATCCCGAAAAAAATCATACCAGATTTTTGAACACGCCACATACGGCATAACGTCGATATGGACATCAGTCCAATCTGGCGTATGCGGAGCGTTAGGCAGATCATCAAACAACGGCACCCCTAGGTAATCCGATATTTTAGACTTCTGAAATACCGTAGGATCAAACGCCATCATAGCAAACACGTTGATTTGGGGCACTACTGGTGGCGGCTCTGCAGGATCATTCGGACCAAACTGACCACCTGTTATGAATGTTTCCCATTCATCCCACAGCAACCGATACGGCACGAAGAAATAATGCACATACACCTGAATTTGATCATAAATCGGCGCAAGCAACGGCGCCAACCGAACAAGAACTTCTGTTTTTCCGTCAAACGTATCAGACGGAATACACTCTTTAAACAACACCGGATACAAATAACCCATTTGCATGGTTAACCTTTTATCTTCCGATAAATCAAATGTCGATCGCTGCGGCTGTCGCAGCTCGACTTGGGAGAAACCTTTGTACATTAAATTGTTAGAATTTTACGAGCTTTTAACCGAATACTCTTCTCCTGCTGAACAAGCTGTTCATGCCGATACGCGAGAGGATCGCGCATTCGCATACGCAAAGGATGACGAATCCAACGAATCATCTTTTTTTCCAAATCCTTTTGATCACGCACTGCAATCCGAACAAGATCTATCTTGGAAAAGATTTTTAACTTATAATAACGTGGAAGATGCCGACGAACACCATCAATCAGCACATGATTTTTACGCCCGCTACGATGCCAAGCAACCATCGACTTTGAAAGGTAATTTTTTCCAATACCTTTCGACATCATGTTGAACACCCGAACACGATTTTTCGACATTCTCCAATCGTTTTTATTTATCATGTAAGAGAGGCAATACATCACTGATTGCTCTGTCACATTACCTATGTGCACCTGTCCGTGATACCACTGTTTTCGAATCACTTCTTCCGGCACATCACCGAAAATCAGCAAATGATAATGAGGTCGAAACGTCTGTGATCCATATTCACCAACACCGTAATAGCGCAGCTTATATCCTGCTTTGCGCACGCGCTTAAGGAATAGCTGGACATGAGCACGATGCAACTGAGGTTGCCCGCTGGCCCACACAAGGTGCGGGTCAGCGTATGTCAACGTCACAAACATCGAGTTCACATGCATCTTACGCTCCCACATCAACCGGATAGCCCAATCACTCCGACGCGTAGCAGCACAAAAACCACAACGACCACACGGCACGACAACCTCATGTTTTGCAATATATCTAGGATTCAGACATTCCATATCATATACAATTACGAACTAACGTAAACCGTACACGCCGTTTCACATAGGGATAATACTCCCGAATGTGACGACAAGCAATGATAAATTTCCTCATAACCTTATGCCACCACGCGCCATTCTATACGTCTTCAAACGCTTACGGCCACCACGAGTGCCAGAGCGAGAACCACGACGAGGACCACGAGACTTGCCACGATAACCGCGGCTTTTTCTTCTTCTTCCATAACCGATACCTTTTGGCATGACTATTTTAATTTAGACAGTAATAACATGATACCTTGAAATATATGCTGCGGTGTGATATCTCCATCACGCAGCCACTTTAGTTGAATCTCTGAAAGAGCGTTTTGAAACTCCTTCGATTGTAATACTTCGGCCTTGATCTTTTGATCAGCAGTACCGAGGTCAAAATTCTGAATTAACGTCTTCAATTCAGTCTCCATTTTCAAAACACCGGCAGGTCCGTGCATACGAACACCATCCACCATCATAGCCTCATCACCTGTAAACCAATCTGCCTTAACACCAGCAACTCGAGCATTAGCCGTCTTCTCCGTAGCTGTAGCAATCATTGACTGCACAACCGCAGACAAATACGTTGAATCTAAATACGGATTCTGCGCTAAAACCTGCGCCTGAAGTTTATTCACTTCAATCATAGCACGAGCGCGATCCCGCTGCACCGCTTGAGTAGCAACCTGGGATTGAGCAAGAGACGACCGATTGTAAGAATCTGAGAACACCGTCCCGGCATTCTGCAAACTTTCTGGCTGAGATAATGTAGTAGACTGATTACCGGGATTTCCTTGTGAATACACAAGGTTAGGATTTAAACCGGCCGCCTGAAAACGAGCCATTTGAGATTTAGGGGAATTATATTCGTTCTGCTGACGAATATAACCCTCATTCACCTTACGTGCACGCCAACCTTGAAACATGTTGACCAGCGCACCACCAGCAGCAATAGCCGCCGGAACAACCCACGCAGGCATTACAGTTTAAGTTCTTGTTGCCTCTCCAACTCCTCTTGATGCTTCGCATTCAAATACTTACCGTGAAGGTGAGTAGCCAACGCATTAAATACATCTTGATCCTTGTAGATCGCATCCATCATGTGAATCATCGCAGACATATCCCGCTGCAACATCTTCTTAACGTCCTCGATGGTGAGGACTTTTTGCGGATCAGCCCCTAGGGCTTTATCCGCGACACCATTATTTTTTGTATTCATAAATCAATGATACAAAACATGGTGTCAACTAGCAAAGTAAATCAAGTAATTCACTTTGCTTATGTGTGTGCTATTCGCACACACCATCCAAAAAAAAAATTTTTTTTGTTTTTCGAGGGGGGAGTAGACCCGGGAACCTGACATTGGTCTCCTCCTCGCACCGCACGCTGCGGGCGGCGTCATTCTCGCTGCGCTTCATTCCTTAACTCCTCGCTTCGCGGCTACGTCGTCGACATAGGTCAGGGGTCTACTCCCCCAGTCGAGCTACCCCCTCATTTTTTCATACTCATTCTTCGTATGTCCGATTCTAAGACCAGCTTAGTAATCTAAGTACTATAAGAAATAAGAAAGGCTGGGTTAAAGACCCAGCCTTCTAATAATACTACTTTTTAACCGCTCGCTTCTAGGGGCTCGCTAAAAGTAGCAAAATCTCAATACAGCTAACGCATACATTCAAATTAAGACCTCAAAAACCCGCGGCCTGTCTCGCCGAAGCGGCGCAGACAAATGCACGCACGCTTGGGTTTTAGCGGTCTTGCTCTAACGGCGGTTTGGCGGTTAAAGACTTAGGATCCGATTGTTTCTCAATACGAGCTCTCATATCGGCTTCTGCTTTTTCATCCCGAGCTTTAAGATCAGCGGCTTCTTTTTCCGCTTTCGCTTTCTGAGCTTTTTTAACCTTCGCTTCGGCAGCCATCGTTTTTTCCCTCATCTCTGACAAGACAAGATCCTGATCAACACGATCCATTGCAGCTACTTTTTCAAGATCATAGTCAGACTCCACATAAATACCATGCTTCTCAGCTGGCAATGGTTCACGCCGAACAAACCGACGGAACATTTCAGCGATAGACATAACCTGCGAGGGCAGAGTGCACCGCTTAACACCATCAAACATCTTACGCACCCTAGGTACGACCGGATAAAGAGAAACCTTGTACATTATTGAAAACCAAGGTTATTGGGTGTACCGAAGTAAGGCAATGGCCTACGCACATACACCCGATTGTGAAGATAAACCCAGAAATTATCTGGCGTCTCGGGCGCAGCAAAAATCCGCTGCTCAATGTTAGGATCAAACTCCACGAACGGAGCAGACAACACCGGCACAATACCGAAATCTGACGTCAACGACCAGAATAACAACGTATCATGAAAATCTCCGTGAGACGTATTACGACCTGTCTTCCAATCAGCATACCGAGACTGATAACCAAACACTGGATAACTTTCGCCGGCCGCAGGCTCCTCTAATGTCTGCGACGCAGCATAGATCTCATAATCATACACTTCCTGCTCGCCCAGTTTGGCGAAAGTAGGAAACGGATAATCGAGGAACGTCCGACGCTTAAAATAACGAGGTAGACCTTGATGATAGGAGGGGGGGTTGATGATTGACATCATACCAACTATACACCCATGCTCAGGACAGAACCACCTAAATGAATTATTGTCACCGTAAGCAATACCGTAACCTGCTAAATTACCCTGTGGCACAACCTCCCCGGGAATAACGGGAGACACAGCCCACGCAGTCGAAACCTGTTCAGAAATCTTGACAGGAATCAAACCCCCACCAATATACTCCGCACGCTGTAAACGCGAATCCTGAGGCTTAACTCCAAAATGAGCCTGAATAGACTCAGTATACCGCGAACCGCCCACAGCGTTTCGCTCAAGCCATACTTGCAACGCATACGCTGTACGGAAATCATTTACCAAGGTTCCGAAAGTATCAATATTCTCAATACGCGCCGGATCTCCAGTACCTGTCGAATCATTATAATTCAATGTACCTGGACCCACCTGCGGTGGCGTCTCCGTACGCAAAGCGAACGGCGTTCCTGCGGGGCCGCCGATCGGCACATCAGTAAGCGAATTAATAACGCGCGACTGCGCCAAATACGTCACCGCACTACCCGGCACTAAAACCTCTGCGCCACGCTGAGCAAAAGGCAAAGTACTCCGAAAATAATCATGACGATACGCCCGAGGACGAAGAGTAACATGCTCAGCAATAAAAGTTGGGACATC